TGGTCACATTTCTACGAGTTAGGCAAAAATAAGCATTGGAAAACAGCTACTAAAAAGGGTGTTTCTCTTGTTTCAGCTAATTTATTGCACAAGCATCGTCAAAGAACCATCAATATGATTACCGGGAATAATCCAACATTCGAATTGTCGAGACTCACCGGGGATGTCGAACAGGATAATGAAAAATACGATGCGTTATTGAAATGTATAGAATATTGGTGGCGCGAAACAGAGCAACAAGATGTTTTTGACAGCTCTGTTGGAGAGGGTGAAACTTACGGATGCTGTGTTGAGAAAGGCTTTTTTAATCCTGAAGCTGAATGTGGAATCGGTGAGGTCGAGATTGAAACCATTGACCCTTTTTATTTCGGCTTTTATCCCGTTAATTGTCGTCATGTTGAAAAAGCAGAGGCTCATTTACATTATTGGCCTATGTCTGTTCGTGAAGCCTGCCGAAGGTGGCCGGATAAAGCAGACGAAATTGTTGGGGATATTGAGCTTCTTGAAGACCTGGGAGACACCAGAAGAGAGATCAAGGGCGGTCAATCTGGCGCCAAAGATGTCGGAGGTTACATTTCGACTTTGGGCGGAATAGCTCAGAAAATACTCAATTTTTCAGGAGACGGTAAAGCAAAGGCAGATGAGTTAATTATCTGTGAAATGTGGGTCAAGGATTTTTCCACTGTTTCAAAAAAAGTTAGCGAGAACAGTGTTGAAACGACTCCGAAATATACAGGAGGCATCCGTAAAGTAACAGTTTGCAATGGTGGATCTATTGTTCTGTCAGATCAGAACAATCCATCAATCAATCCTAATTTGACTGAAGAGCAGGCGCAGCTTTGTTATCTATATAGCAGGTTCCCTTTTACATTAACGCCCAGTGTGAAGGATACCTATAGTCCATGGGGTATTTGTGACTTTGAACAGTTAGAAGGTTTGCAAAAAGAAATCAACAAAGCAATTAGCCAATACACATCGTTGAAGGACAAGGCCGCCAGGGGTAAGTTGATTAATCCTGCTACATCAGGTGTTAGGGATGAAGAGTTCACAAATTATGCATCAATAATTCGTCCTTCCACGGCTGAGGCCGGTGCGGGAATCAGATATATGCCAGGCCCACAAGATTACGGAGACATTCTTAATGCCGTTACTATGTATAAAGACTTGTTTTTTTCAGTCTCAGGTACGTTTGATTTAGAGCAAGCGCAAACGCCTGGCAGAGATGTTATAGCCTTTAAGGCAATTGCAGCCCTATTAGAGCAAGCGCAAATAATGTCAAAAAATAAGGTTGCTAATTACAGCAAGATGATTCGCAACCGGGGCAGGATGTATATTTCTCTGGCTCAAAATTGGTATACGGAAGAGCGATGGGTATCGTTTGAAGAAGACGGCGAAAAGAAAAGCCTCCCGATAAAAAATGAAACAATCCTCTTACCAACCAGATTGTCAGTTATATCCGGCTCTACTATGCCTATTTCTAAGGTACAAAAAAGGGAAGAGGCCCTGGCTCTCTATGAACGTCAGGCAATAGATAGAGTAGAATTATTAAAGCGTCTTGAATGGCCTGATCGCAAGAAAGTTAACGAAAGAATGTCAGCCGGGCCAGTTGGTGAAATGATGCAAAAGCTTGAAGTTGCAGGAGTTTCGCCTGAATTATTAGAATACTTTCAAGCAATCTTTTCCCTTGATTTAAAAGATTTGCAAGATGGTGACTTACCACCGGCAATGGAAGTTTTGGCGCAGGCTTTTGAGCAAGGTCAAGATCAGCAACCTCCGCCGTCTCCCGAAGAAATGAAAGAGCAAGCTGAAACAGCAAAGCTTACAGCCGAAGCAGCGTTAATACAGGAAAAAGTTATTACCGAAAGGATAGACCAGCAAGTATCAGCCGAAGGCGTGGGTTTTGATTTAGAGAAGCTTGAAATAGAAAAAGCCAAGGCAGACGCTGAAATAGAAAGCAAGCTAGTCGGAACGTATAACGAAAAAGGAATGAAATCTAATAATGCCAATTTATGATTATTGTTGCCCAGAATGCGGGATTGTTTTTGAAGGGATCGGCCGGATATCAGATAAGCAAAGGGATTGCGCTGTTTGTGGAAGTAAGAGCGATAGAATAATTTCTTGCGGGGATGTCTACACCGGGAATCAAGATGCTACATGGTTGAAAACTGTAGGGGATGTTATAGGGAATGATACGGTTGAAGATCGTATTTTTCATAAAAATCCAACAAGAGATAATTATAAAACAATGATGCACAGGCATGGAATAAGGCCATTAGAGCCTAATGAGAAATGCAACTCCAAACCAAAGGAGGCTGAAAATTTGGCGCATATTACAAAACAGTTGCTTAAAAATCATACAGAAAGAGCGGCTATAACTATTTATTAATAAAGGATACAAAATGTCAGAAAGCACAGAGACGGTAAACACAGAAACAACGGCAGACTCGTCACCTGCTGTAACAGTTGCAACGGATGATCAAGAGCTTTTTGAAACTGTCCCGGAACAAACCATTGAATCTATCCAGGCAGAAAAAACCGATGGCGATACAACGGACACCACGTCTGATGAGACGGTAAACACTGAAAAAGCCGACGAGACTACATCCGAAGAAAAAGAGAGTGATGTTGATTTACGTTTCTCTCAAAGCACCAGATTTCAGCAGATGAATGACAGGATGAAAACGGCAGAGCAAACCAACACAAACCTTTCTTCTGAAAATGATAGGTTGCGGGATGATTTGCAACGCAGGTCAGGGCAGCCAGAGGAAAAGAAGTCTGATTTCTTCAACTCCCTTGGGAATGAAGAAATCATGGAGGCTCTTGACGAAAATCCTATTGAGTTTTTGAAAAACTTTAAAAATGAAATAGAGACGAACGTTTTAACTCAATTCCAAGAGAAACAGGTACAGCAAACAGCAGATCAAAAAATTGACGCTGTTTATGAGCAGTATGCTGAAGAGAACCCGTCATTCAAAACTATGCTGGACGATGGCTCGTTAAGAAATTTCGTTGATAAGAATCCTGGACACACGGCACTTTCAGCGCACGTAATGCTTGATATGCCGAATGTAATTAAAGGCGAAGTTTCAAAAGCAGTACTGGACAAAGAAACTGAAATGTTAAAAAACTTTAAAGCAAAGCGACAAATTGACGTTTTGCCATCCGGGCCGACTGTTTCCGGGCGTAGCAAGGATCAAACAAAAGATCCAGCTCTCCAGAATCCAAAAGCCTTCGGAGGTACTACGGCAGTTTTGGCGCAAAGATTGTTACAGCGCAGGCGTGGCAGCGCATAGCGTTGTAAGAAAGGAATAATACTTATGTCACTTACATACGCAGAACTTGAAGCTATAACCAATGATTATTTTGCCCTTGAGGATGGTAAGGCCGTTGATATTTACTTTGACACGTCTTACATGCTTAACTATTTCCTGAAACAGAAGAAAGGTATCTGGGAAAGGCCGTCCGGTGGAATGAAAATCAGGATTCCGTTAGAGTACGACGGTCAGGAAGCCGGATTCTATACCAGGGGCGCAACGATAAGCTCAGACGACAGAGAATCCGTCAATGCAGCTTATTTTGACTGGAAGCATGCCTATGGCAATGCAACCATTTACCGGATTGACACTTTAAAAAATTCCGGGCCGGAAGCTGAAGTTCAGCTTACTGTTCAAAGAGTCGGGGGGGCTCAGAAATCTTTAACGAAACTTCTTGCTGGTAGTTGGTACGACGACGCAGGGGCTTCTTCTTCCAGACTCACCGGGTTGTTTGCTTGTTGCAATGAGACGGCAACCACCGCATATGGTAATATTGCAGAAGATGATCTTGTGGCATCTGACGGAACTAAACCTTGGGAGGGTATCCGAGACACTACATCAGAAGCAATGACTCTTGATATTCTTCGGGAAATGGCTACCACTGCCAAAATCAGAGACGGTAAGGGCGGAAAGCCTGATTTGATCGTAACAACTGAAACGCTTTGGAATAAAATATCCAGCATACTTCAAATACAGCAAAGGTTTACAAAAGAATCCGAATCAGTCAAGGCCGGTTTTACTGGTATCTGGTTTGAGGGAAAAGATATTTTTGTTGATGATTATTGTCCTTCCGGGGCGGCTGCCGCAATTAATTCCAATTTCTACGGGTTCGCTGTTCATCAGAAAGGTCTTTTCCAGAGATCAAAATGGGGAAAGATACCGGATAGTGCCGAAGATAAGACAATGAAGATTTATTTTGATGGCAATTCAATTTGCTCTAACCGTAAGGGTCACATGGTTCATACTGCCCTTACTGTTTAACCTTACACGCATACATGTAAACCGGCAGGAAGCGTCGTTTGTATGCAAAAAAA